AATATTACTAAAGCCAGTAGTAAGATCGCCAGCATCTCGATGGCAGGCAGTACGCCAATTATGGTTAACAGTAAGAGTAGTGAACACAGTACCATCAATGCGGAATCTTGGGTCAAGTTTGTTTGCTTCTGCATTTTGAGCTTTCCATCTGTTAGGAATTAGTGTACGAAACTGATCGTTAAGTTTATGTATATATGGATAACAAAGAGCAAACTTATCTGGATTTTTTTCAGTGTAAGCAGTTGCTCTTCCATAAGGAATACGTGGGTAGCGATCAAAGTATCCAGCAATACCAGATATAACAGCCTGAGCATAATTAGTATCTGAAATATAATTATTAATTATAAAAATAGCATCATGTATTTGTTGTTCTCTAGGAAGAGTTTCAGCATTAGAAAGCCACTTATCAAACCAACCATGATATTCAGGATAAAGTTTAGATACTTCTGCACGAAGCCAAACCTGACCACGTGTTTCTTCTTTTAAATTATTTTTATGAAAATCGCGAATAGATTGAATGGTAGTTCCGTCATCAAAAGTATTCAATGGGCGACTAAAAAAAGAAAGAATATCAATCTGTTCAGCAGTAACCCAATCACGTCCACCACGAATAGTACCAGCAAGCATATTTCCACGAGGTCCAGCAGCTAAACCACGATTTTGTGATTCTACTGCAGCATCCCTAAGACCTGAATATGCAGCATCGCATTCTTCTTTTGTAAATACGTTTTTACGGTATTTGAAAATTATATTTGATTCATCGTTAATTCCTGTTTGGTTCCAGGCATAAAGATCACAATCACTATCAATGATACGATCATAATAATTATTACTGATAAAAGTTCCAAGAACTTCTTCCGAATCAATCTTAGGGCGAATTAATACTTCAACCATGATAATCTCCTTTACTATAAATGTCTAGTATATAGATGAAATTATAGCGTAATCGAAGCAATTTTACAAATATATTCTTGGTGTGACTTTTCTAATACGCTTTTGATATCAGGAGGAGTCCAACCTTCTGGCTTTTGAATTTTACCATCCTCTCGACGAATCACTTTACCATCGACAAGTTTTGCCATATTGCTTCGATGCACCTCAGTAAAAACATCGTCCAAAGGAATGCCGTAAGAAACGGCAGTGCCACAAGCAATGTAGATAATGTCAGCAAGGGCATCAGCAACTTCAACGAGATTATTGGCAGATTCTCCATCCATATATTCCCATACTTCTTCTTTAAGAAGCTTAACTCTAAGCTTCCGTTCTTCATCATCAGGAAACTCTGGCTTATCGCCGATTCTCTGACCAAATGCTTGGTGAAATTCAATTACGTCTGTAAACATAGTCATTGATTAATCCATTCTGGAGGTTGGCGATTGGTCCACTTATGTAAGTTTAATTTGCCAACTTTATAATAATTACGATAATTAGTCAAGGGATCGTCTGATACAATATACTCTTCTGCCATACAAGAAGGCATAGGAGTTGCATCATAATCTGTTAAATGTTTAGGAGGAGATTGAAGCTGATATGAAAGTTCACCTTGACACTTATGTGTTTTACCATAGCGATGAGTATACTCGCGCATGAGAGCATACATGTGATCTACGAGCCAATCGTAATTTTGAATTGAAGTTCGACACCATATAGCTGAAGGATGATTCATATGCGTCGATTGGTACATGATATTTTCACGACCATCAGGAAGAATCCATGTTTTCTTTTTACGATATCTTGCTGGAAAAGAACCTGTTACATATTTTTCAACAATTTTTTCTTCACCATCTAATACTCGATGTGCTGTCGAGAGTAACTGTGCACTCTCGAGAATCATTTTAACTACATGTTTATCTACAAGTGCTTCGGCAGCAGTTGTAGGGTCAGGATCAACATAAAAGATGTTCATTTTTTCCACTCCTTCCTGATAACTTTAGGTATACTATATAATCCAATCATGGAAATCAAGTCACTCCTACCTGATCTGGAATATATTTTATATAAGGAATCTGTAGCCTTTTTAACTTTAGAATTAAAATCAATAACTGATTCGCAATGTTCTACCAGCTTAACCCTATCAACTAAAAGAAATGAATCATTTGTTTCAAATGCGATAAGATTTGCTTTACCATAAATCCATCCAGGATTTCCTTTTACGTTTTTAAATTCAACGTATGTATAGGTATCCTGAGAAGTATCATCTGATCTAGATATTTTTTTCATAGCTTTAACGTCTACAGAAAGCTCAATATCTTCTTTTGTTAAAAAAATATCTATATGGTCATAAATATCTTCTTTTCTAGAAGCTTTTCTGGTTACAAAACCTTTATTCTCTGCCATTTGTTTAAACAGTTCAAAAGCTTCTTGCCCTACGAGAAATTGTTCTCTAAACCAAAAACTCACTTGCTTTTCCACTTCTTAAAAGCAAGTTCTTTATGATAACGGTTAGCTCTATTAAAAAATACAATACCGTCAAGATGATCCATTTCATGTTGGAATACACGAGCGGTCATGCCAGTAAATTGTTTCGTAATAGTATCGCCGTTTGGCATTTGAAACCGAACACGAATGTGTTGAGGACGTTTAATTTTAACTAGCAACCCAGGATAAGTTAAACATCCTTCTTCAAGAACAACTTCCATTTCAGAAGGTTGTACGATCCTAGGATTAAAACAAACAAAATTTTCAGGCTGTCCACGCATAGCAAAAATACGATATGGTTCTCCAACTTGATTTGCAGCAAGACCAAGACCATTATACTCATACATATCTTTTACTAATTCTCTAGCAAATTCAACAGGTTCAAACGGAGGGTTTAGAAAGTTGAACGGTTGACATGGGGTTGTTAGAACTGGGTTGGTCGCTTCCACTAATTTCATTATGTTTTTCCTTCAAAGAATATGTACCGTCTTCATTATCAATCCAAAACAATTCAGTACCTTCAATCCATCCCATCTGTGACAAAAGCTCCGTTGGAATGGGCATAATAAGTTCACCTGATACAGGATCTGTTTCTAAAGTGACTACCAATGTCGTATAACTCCTGCTATGATAAACATGTTTGTTATAATATATGATAGAATTATTAAAGTGCGAATAATAGCTACTCTATCAGACTCGCTATCTGTTATACCATCTTTTCTTCCTAATGCCTTAGCCCAAAGGCGCCAGAAACGTCGCATCACACCATCCTAGAAAAGTTTTTATATTTTTCAAACTTCAATACTTTAGAAAACTTATCATAAAGCTGATCAGTTTTATGACTGATAATGAAAGTATTAGTATCTGAAGTTAAATCTTTTATAATTTTAAGAAACTCTTCAGTTCCATTAGTATCTAGTGAGCTATCAAATACCTCATCCATAATTAAAATATTAGTGGCAACAGAATTCCTAAGTTTAGCAACAGCACGCCAAGTGAAAAGAATAGCAAGATTAATTCGCATCTTTTCTCCTTCTGAAAAAGAAGCGTAACTAAACTCATCACGGAATCTTGATTTGATAGTTTCATTGAACTCTTCATCCAATTCAAATTGAACAAAAAAGTCCATAGAGCTAAGATATTTGCCAATAAGCTTATTGATAACTGGAACATATTGTTTGATAATCCTTGCTTTGATGCCAGCATCTTTCAACAGTAAACTAGCATAATGGAAAACGCTTTTTTGGTCAATAAGAGAATTATAATTGTTCAATATTTCAGCAAGTTCGTTTTCAAGATCTCCAATTTTATTATCGCTATTATCAGATGTTTGAATACTAATTTTATTAATGTCTTCATTTAATTTATTTTTATATTCGATAAACGAAGACAATTCTGTTCTATTTTTATGAATATCAAACTTATTAGTATTAAGATCAGCATGAACTTCAATAATTTCATTAAGTCTATTATTTGTTAAATCATACTGTTCGACAAGTTCTTTTAATCCTTGATCAATAATATTAACTTCTTTATTTTTTTCTAAAATAGTTTTTGATTTAAATTTAGAATCAATAACTTGTTTGCATGTTGGGCAACCTTCATGCTTAACTAAAAATTCTATATCCTTATCAAGTACAGCCCGTTTTGCTTCAATCTGATGTCTAAGTTGAGATAACTTATTAATTTTTTTAGAAATAGTCATTTCATCTTGAATTAATTCATTTAATCTTTTTTCGTTATTTTCTAATTCTAAATATGTATCTTGTAGTTTAGAAATCTTTTCATCAGTTTCTTTAATTAAATTTTTCTTTTCATTAATAATTTCTTCATTATTATTTTGAATTTGAAGTAGATGCTGTTTGGTTAATTTTATTTTTTCTTCTACAACTCTTCTGTCTGCATTTGACTTACTTATTTCGCTTGAGTGTTCTGAAATTTTACTTTTCAAAACTGTATTCATTGTAGTAAATATTTCAAGCTCAAGAATATCTTCAATAACTTCACGGCGTTGAGCAGGAGTTAATTGCATAAATGGTATGAAAGAAGCGGAACCAAGAACAACAACTTGACAAAAAGACTTATGATTAACTTTAAGAATATGCTTTTCTAATATCTCTTGATAATCTTTACTTTCTGCAGTTTGATTTAATAGGTTATCGTTTTGATAAACTTCAAATACAGTCGGCTTTATTCCTCTTTTAATAAGATAATTGTTAGCGCCAATAGTAAACTCAATTTCAACAAGCAATCCTTTTTGAGTGATCGAGTTTAATAATTGCGGCTTATTGATTTTGCGAAAAGCTTTACCAAATAAAACAAATGAAAGCGCATCAAGAATAGTAGACTTACCTGCGCCATTTTCACCTACGATAAGAGTTGTATTTTCTTTATCTAGTTCTATTTCAGTAAAAATGTTACCTGTCGATAACAAATTTTTCCAACGAAGTTTACGGAATATAATCAATCTGTTCACCTATCATTTCAATATCACTATCAGTTTCAATCCATATTCTATTTTCTGGTAAAGTAGGATCGTATAACATACGAGATGGTCCGTGAATAATTACCTGCATACAATAGCGAACTGAATCATTTACAATAACTTTACAAACAGGATTATTTTTATTGTCTTTATTGTTGGATAAAATAATATCTCTGTCAATAAAAACAAGATTTTTCATAGTTGTATATTCTATTTTTTCTTGTATTTTATCAACTGAAAAATCAGTTTTTATAAAGACGATTTTCCAGTCACCATACCTTTCATCTACTTCATAAAAGCTTTTACAAGGTCCATGTATAAAAACGCTTTTGCATCCAATTACCTTTCCATTGTCACCTTCTACACAAAAGGCACGACCTTGTAAAGTTGGATCTTCAAAATTCTTATTTACACTTATTCTATTCAACAGACAATGCTTCCTGGTATAGATCTACTATCATTTTTTCTAACTTTAATTTATCTAATTTTTCATCGTTTATTTGACCAATATGCGATTTAAAAATATCAATAGTAGATTCAGCTTCGCTTATGATATTTTCTTCAGATTCTAAACCCAAATTCAAATGATCTTCTACAATTTGCATTTCTAAAACTCCAACCTTTTCAAGTTCTTCTATGAACCTGTCAAACCGATAAGGATCAGTTTTATTTTGTACAACAATTTTTATTATTTTTCCTTTTAACAAATCAAGGTCAAACATTTCTGGTGCTGACGTTAAAGAAGTATCATCGTACCAAAACTTATCAAACATTGTAAACGGATTCTCAATAAAAGTCAACTCCCTCGTTTTCGTATCGAGAATGTGAAACCCTCTTTTGTCATTGTAGTCAGACCAAGTGAACTCAGCGTGGCTACCAAGATAATGTATATTACCGCGAGAGCTGCGATGGTGATAATGGCCAGACATAAGAACATCGAAACG